GTACAAATTAAAATTCCATATGAAACAGGTATGAATCCTTATTCAGGAATGGTAGATATGTGCGAAAAAGCAGGCTTGTTAAAACAAGAAGGTAACAGACTCAAGTGGGTTGATCCGGAAACAGGTGAAGAGTTCAAATTCTACCGAAAAGAATGGAAAGATGATAAATTAGATATGTTAATGGCAAAATTTCATATTAAACCATTAGTAACAACTACTACCATTCCTGAGGAGACAGAAGAAAATGTTGAATGAAACACAAATAGCCGACGTATGGATTTTATTCAGTGAGTTTATTGATAAGAAAAATCATGAAGCCGTGGCAGAACGTTATATAGATTTGCTAGCAGACTTTGGCGTTGGAGATCGTGTACTTGAAGGCGCTACAGGTGTCGATAGTACGCTCGATGATGCTATTGAGTATTACTTAGATGACGAATCTGAAGAAGAAGACGACTATAAAGAGTTAGAATAATATGTGGTATTCTAAGATAGCTAAAGATATTAGCTACATACCTGATGCTGTTCAATATTTCAATGACGAGCTAGTACAAGCACGTAGTGAAGTTCGTGTAACCGGAAATATTGAAAAATCATCGGCTGCTATGCCTGGCATTGTTGAACAACGATTTAGTCAATTACAGGAAATTGAAGCAATCTTAGAGTATCTTAACATTGAACTTCGTCGACTTAAAAGTCAACACTTTCGTAAATATTTAGAAAGCTATCAACGTGCTTTAAGTAGTCGAGACTGTGAAAAGTTTGTTGAAGGCGAAGCAGACGTAATTGATTTTGAAAAAATTATCAACGAGTTTGCTTTACTTCGCAACAAATGGTTAAGCATTACAAAAGCATTGGATATCAAGCAATGGCAATTATCTAATATTATCAAATTGCGTGTCGCAGGCATGGAAGACGCGAGTTTATAATTTCATTTGCCCAAAATGGGTGTCATAGGCCTTAAATAATATTGAGGCCTATTTTTTTTCTAAATGGTTGCTTTCTATACAAGGTCAGTGTATACTTACTAATATGAATACTGTTGATAATTTACTGTTAGAACTTTTAAATTGCCCTGACGATTATGTTAAAACTAGAATTTCTAAACGAGATTTTAGTACATTAACTAGTTTAGCTATTGCTATATCTAGACCTAGTTTTATCACAGAAAAACAAGGAAATTTGTTAGTAAAACTTCTTAAAGAAAATTATAAAAAACTAGAAATGTTCACTGAACAAATTAATTCAGTGATACAAGCGCCCGAATGGTCAAAAAACTTTAGGTATATAGAACAAATACAAAAATTAAAAATTGAAATGGATTTTGACTCAGAACCTTACATTTCAATCGAATTTACATTCAATGCACAAATTAAAAAAGTTCTAAATGGACTTACAAAATCTGCAGATGGTGCAATTACTAGTGCTAATGGCAAAAATTACCAGGCTGAATTAACTGAAAAAAATATTGTATTAATAGTAGATGCATTAGAACCATTTGATTTTGAAATTGACGAAAAAATCCAAAATTTCCATAAAATTATAAAATCTTGGTCGAAGAATAATTTTGAAAATCAATTTTTAATTTCTAATATTGAAAATAAAAACTTCCATAATGCAATTACTGTTGATTTGGGAATTGAAACAGCTATAGATCAAAACATCATTAATGATCGAAGTATGCGTTACCAATATTTCCTCGAAAATCCGAAAAATCCAGGTGAAAATCTAGTCGAGTATATTGCCAACAGACACCGAACAAAAATTTGGGTTGACATGGCTCAACACTCTTTATTGGATATTTTTGAATCTTTGAAAAAATTAAAAAGATTACCAGTGTTGATCGTATTTGAAAATTGGGATGAGAAAAAATCACTAAATCACCTCGAAATTTTAGACCAATCTCTGCAAAAAAGTGGTCTAGATAAACAAGTTGGGATATACTTTAGACTACCTAACAGTGAGACGGGTGCTGAATTTAATCAGCTTATAAAAAATAAATCATACAACCATCCACTTGATCAATCGACTGAAATTGCAGTTGTGCAAAGTGGAAAAATACCGAAATTTTTCCTAAAAAATAACTGGCAACCTATGAGTGTTATTGCTTTGAATACCAAAATGGGTTTACGGCACGGCAAAACGAGTGTATACTCTAATTGTTGTGATTTAATAATTGAGTGGGCAGATCAGCCTACAATGATCGACAGCCCGAGGATAACTGCATGGCAGTAAAATTAATAATAAAAGATGAAGTTAACATTAAATTTGAAAACTTACCACTAGATGTTCGTAAGAAGTTAACCAGCACCTTTAAATATGAGATACCGTACGCTCGATATCATCCAGCATTTAAACTAGGTAGATGGGACGGAATGGTCAGTCTATTTGGCCTCGGTGGCAACGGTTACCTAAGTCAACTAGAGACTATCTTAGAGATACTAGGAAAGATGGGAGTGGAGATTGAAGAAGTTGAAGATCTTCGCACAACTCCTAAAATTTCATTCACACCAGTTACTGAAACATACTGGGCAGATCAAGGAAAAGTATGGCCTAAAGGTCACCAACAAGAAGGTCAACCGATCATGCTTAGGGACTATCAAGTAGAGGCAATTAACAGATTCCTCGAAGCACCACAAGCATTACAAGAAATTGCAACAGGTGCTGGTAAGACCATTACCACAGCGACTCTTAGTCAGATTTGTGAAAGTTTAGGACGCACAATTACCATTGTTCCTAACAAGAGCTTGGTAGAACAAACAGAAGAAGACTTTATTAACTGCGGGCTAGACGTGGGAGTGTATTATGGCGACAGGAAGGATCTCAATAAGACGCATACGATTTGCACGTGGCAGAGCCTTAATATATTGGATAAGAAATCAAAGAATCATGAACATGAAATCGTAACACTAGCAGAGTTCCTTGAGGGTGTTAAAACTGTTATCGTCGACGAAGTACACATGGCCAAAGCAGAAGTGTTGAAGAATTTACTCACACAAAATTTATGTAATGCCGCCATTCGATGGGGACTAACAGGTACTGTACCAAAAGAAAAGTTTGAAAGCGAAAGTATTTTTGCGTCGATTGGTCCAGTTATCGGGGGTATTAAAGCCCATGAATTGCAAGAAAAGGGAGTGCTATCCAACTGTCATGTAAACGTAGTACAGATGATCGACCTTCCTGAATTTAAAGCATACAGTGAAGAATTAAAATATCTTGTTACTGACGAGGACAGGATGATTTATATTAGTAAGTTAATCAAGAAAATCTCAGGCTCAGGAAATACATTAGTTCTAGTTAATAGAATTGAATCAGGCAAATTTTTAATAAATGAATTGGAAGACGCTGTCTTTGTCAGCGGCGAAGTAAAAACCAAAGACCGGAAAGAAGAGTATGACGAAATTAAAACAAGTACTAACAAGATTATTGTGGCGACTTACGGTGTGGCCGCTGTGGGTATTAATATCCCTAGGATTTTTAATCTGGTTCTTTTGGAACCCGGAAAGAGCTTCGTTCGCGTTATACAATCAATTGGCCGAGGTATTCGAAAAGCAGAAGACAAGGACTTCGTACAAATCTGGGACATAACCAGTACCTGTAAGTATGCAAAACGGCATCTTACAGAAAGAAAGAAATTTTACAAGGACGCCAAATATCCTTTCACATTAGAAAAGATAGATTGGTCTAAATAAGGAATTATGCAGATATTAACATTAGAAGACAAGTCGTTTTCATTAAACAATTTACCAGATGAGGTAGATGAAAACACAAGATTTGCAGTACTAGATAACAGTAATCCTTCAGAGCCGGATTTCTTTTTCATGCCACTGATATTCTTAGAAAGTTTTAACGCACCAGCAATGATACTTAGGATAGGCAACGATGAAGTAACAATGCCCATTGATTGGTCAATTGCAGTAGGTGACAGTTCAAGCGGTTGCGATATTGAAATCCTTCCATTAACTAGTTTAAATGACCGTGGTTTTGAAGCATTGATTTTTAATCCACTTAGCAGTTTTAGAGTTGAGTTTAAGAAGATCGAGATTGTAAATTTTTATAACGATGTTAAATGGTATTTTCCAAAGATGAAAAATGGACAGCTATTAGCAACTCCGACTAGCACAAAAGACAAACCAGACTGCGCTTATTTTGTTAAAGAAATATCACGTCAAAGTGAAATTATTCAATTGGACAAATTGCTATGACATTAAAAGTAGCCTACTTCCAACCAGTTGTATTAGCTATAGATACTGTTCCACCAGTTGAGTTTAGTAAAATTTATAGCCTCACAGATGCCTTACATGCGCAACCTAATTTAAACGATGCTGACAACCCATCGCTTAGTATTCGTGGAGGTCAGCAAATACAAGTGTATCCTAATAGTTTGAATTTAGATGTGGCATGGTTAGTCAATTGGCTTGAAAAGATATGCCAGGGGTATATGGAACTTATTATTGCACAAAGTGGCACTGATGATTTAAAATTATGCAAACCCAAGGTTGTCAGCATCTGGACCATACAACAATTTGAAGGTGACTATCAAGAAATGCATAGCCACCCAGGCGGCCATTTAAGTGGAAATATCTATATATCTGCTCCTGAACTAGCTGATAAAAGCCAACCCAGTGATAGTCAAATATTATTTAAACTACCATTTACTAAGGATGTTAGTAAGTTTATTATGAATGAT